GTGTTTTTGTAGTTTTATTCAATAATTTTTTGAGTTTCTCTATCAAACTCTTGTAAATCATCTGCTGTTCGTTCAGCAGACTGTCTCTTAACAACTTGTTCTCTAACATAAGTTTCAACATTGGCTATTTCTGTATCAGTTAGGTCTTTAACTTGTTTGCCAAGTGCTTTTGCTTGTGCTTCAAGGCCTCTTTGTATTTCAGTTTGAATTTCTCTTTCTGCACTGTCAAGTCTAGCAAGATCTACACTGCGTTCTAGTTCGTCACTAAAATCACTGTATGCTCCTGTGACTGCTTTGACTTGATTTTCATTTCTGCGTAATTGTTCTTGTAATAGTTCTGCGGCAGTTTTGTTGTCATCTTGTGCATCAGTGTTATCATCAACTGCATCAGTGTTGTCTTCTTCTTCATCAGTATGATCTTCAGTTGCCTTGGTATTGTCTTTGACTTCGTCTGTATTGTCTTTGACTTCGTCTGAATTATCTTTTACACTTTCTGTGCTGTCTTCAACTGTTTTTCTAGCATTTTCAAGTTCTTTTTCATAACTTGCAGTGGCTTTTTCTGCTTCTGCTAGAGCACCAACAAGTGTAGTTTCAAATGCTTTTGAAAATGCATCTGCTGCATTCAAAGGATCTGTAAAACCAGCAGCAACACCTGCAAAGAATGCATCAACATAAGCACCAGCAGTGCCTAAACTGCTAACAATGCCCACTTTCATTTCATTGAATTTTAGAACAACATTGTTTGCCATGTCCTTAACGGTAGATTTTAGATTATTGAACCCTTCAATAACAGGTTCAAGTGCATCACTCATAAAGACAACAATATCATCGCCCCAAGCAACGAATGCGGCTGCGGCTGCGGCAACAGCAGTTATTATGGCTGCTAATGGCAGAGATATAACACCAAATGCAACAGCAAGGGCAGCAATCGCCCCTGCGGCAATTGTACCAGATGCAACACTAAAGGCTTCAACATTTTCAGCAGCCAAGTTGATTGCTGATGCACATAAATCACTTGCACCTATGACATCATCAAACTCTTTGATCATCAGCAAGAATGAATTGCTTAATTTTGTTGATGCTTGACCAATTGTTTGTTGAGTTTGTCCAAATTGTGCATCTAGATCTTCTGTTGCTTGAATTAAGGCTCTAGCCGCAATTTCAGAAGTTATTAATCCTTTACTTACAAATTCTCTTAATTCTGCTCTAGTTAAACCTAATTGTTTTTCTAATTGTTGAATAAAAATTGGAGCACTATCTAACAAAGGATTTAATTCTTGCATTTGCACTTTACCACTTGCTAATGCTTGAGAAAATTGAATCATTGCACCTTGTGCTTCTGCTGTAGTTGCACCACCAATGGCCAATATTTTAGAAAAGTTTTCTGTTACAGTAATAACTTCTTTTTGGCTTAAACCAACACTTTCACTTGCAAGGGCTAGTCTTGAATATAGTTCAATGGTTTCGCCAAGAGGGGCTCTTGCTTCATTAGCAACTTCACTAAGTCTATTAAAAACATCATTGAGTTCTTCTTGTCCAACACCAGTAACTTTGAGTCTGTTTTCTAGGTTTTGAAGTACATCAAGATAATTCCCTAAACCTAATAAAACAGCACCGCCACTGGCTAAACTAGCACCAATACCAACCAATCTAGCATTTAGGTTTTTTATTCCTACGGCTGTAGTACCTGATTGCTTTTCTAATTTGTTAAGATTTTGATTTGCACTTCTTACACCTTGTGATGTGCTGTCAATAACCTTAACGACGATTTCTGCGGCCGTTGCCATGTTTTCTCCTCTTTTCCCTGTCCTTGTTTTCTAAATTATAGAAAACAGCCCACATTCTTAATTCAAGAGTAGACATTTGCAATGCTTGTTCTAATGTTAGACCTAAATCTCTCGCCAATCTCATAGTAAAACGGAGATCTAGATCTTCCTTTAGTTTTTTTCAAGTTCACCTGTACTTGGCAATGCACCACCGTTGATCTTATTTGCTACTTTTAAAACCACACTGGGATCTACTTCATTCATTAATGCAGCCTTGTCATGTTTTGTAAACATCATACTACCATCTTCATGTCTTGCTTTATTAATGATACTTTGAACAAGTGCTTCAATTGTTTTGTTTGCTCTTGTTAACTCAACTACTTCTGCTTCTTGTGCAAGTGTAGTTGTAGATCTAAAGTGAATATCACAGTCCCATTCATCTACATGGAAACTCTGCATATCACCAGCAATTTGTGATTGGTAATGCGAGGTTGCATTTTTTAAAACATTAATTTTTTTTGGGGTATTTGTCATTTATTTTGTCCTTTTGTTCATAGTTGCTTTTACTGCTTGTTTGGTAAATCCATTTGGAGCCTGGCGTGAATAACCACCTTCTAATCTTTCAATATAAGGTACAGTGTTTTTCACAATACGATCCTTGCCACTAGATCGTTTAGACCAACCTCTTCTAGCCCTACCACTGTCAATAGGAGTTCTTGTGGCTATTTCAGTTTTAACAGTATCTTGCAATTCATTTTTTGTTTTCTCAATGATTTTTGCAAGTTCTTTGTTAAATTTGTCTAGTCCTGAAATAGCCACATTAATTCCTTAGATAGATTCTGATGTTAGTGCGCCAGTGCCTTGGAAACTTACACTTGCTTCAACTAGTCCATCATAACTTGCTGTTACACTGTAACCAGTAATAATTACTGCGCCAGCAAATTTAGTTGCAGTTACTGAATTATCTGGATATAGTTCTACTGTTACTGCATCATCTGTGTCTGGATTCATTGCGGCTGACACAATAGCATCTTCTGTGTCATCATAAACAATGTCCATTGAACCTGAATAGGATTGTAAACCCTTTAGGTAAGTTCTAACACCACTTGAACTCATGCTTGTTGATTCAACGGTGTCTCTAGTGATATCTATACTCCAACTGCGCACACTTGCGATTGGTGTTAAAGCATCTTCACCTGATTGTATTTTTACTGATCCTGCGGATCCTTCATATACGGCCATTAGTCTTCTCCTTCATTTGAATTTGGCGTTTGGATTACGGATTCTGCACTGTCTGCCCAGTCCTCGCCTGAGTTTGGATCCCAATCCTCTGTTACTTCAGCAGTTGCTTTTATTACTGCCTTAGGTTTTTTAGATTTTGCATCGTCAACAATTGACCATCCACGATCTAAATTATTTTGGACAAAACGAGGTTTAACCCATTGTGTCTGTCCGTCTTTACTCATAAGTGTTTTCATTAGTTTGTCCCCTTAGTGTATAGGTATCTAACTTCTACCGTAACAACTATTTCACCAAGTGGTGCCAAACGGTCTACCACTTCAATGTTAGTTACCATTGTCTTGATTCCTGGATTGTTAGTTCCTCTAGTGCGATCTAGATCAAGTGTTTCTTCTATTCTCTCTATGAGATTGTTTTTCTTGCGATCTAGTTCACCACCTCTAACAAAACCTCTGATGGTATAAGTGATTACACCTTGGCGTCTTACACCCATGGAATAATCTTCACGGTCTTCGTTACCTGTTGTGATTAGTAATGCTGGAAATTGTGTGATTGCTAATTTTTCAACATCAAATGGTTCTCTTGTGACCAAAATAGGTTGAGGGTCACTCATGTCCTTGAGGACATCAATGATGTTGACAATAAAATCTTCTCGTAAACTCATTTCCTACCTCATCTTTTTAATCTTAAAAAGTAGGCAGGTTCCTTTTCTGTGTTAGTGATAGTGCCATCTTCGTCTATATCATATTCAACACCATCTCTAATCACAAGATCTATTTCTTCTGTAAATCTGCTCTTGTAATAATCCAACTTGACCTGGAACACATCTAGTTCAGGTTCAAATTTGCTAAGACGGGGATAGATGTAGTAGGCAAGTGCTGCAAACACTGTTGCTCTTGTTAATTGACTTGGAGTTAATAGGTCGGCATTCATTTCGCCGTTGTAACCTAAAATGGTAATATCAAATTTACCAATTTGCTGTGTAGGAAACCAATGTATTCTTAGGTATCTTTCTACATCAGCCTGTGCTTTGGTTAAAGCATCATCAAAATTAGGAATACCGTAATCTAGTATATCAGATTCGTATTCCAATACATCGTTTATTGTTGCAAAGACTGCCATGAGTCCTCCTTATGTCCTGCATTAGGGAATATATTACAAGGTCCTGCCTCGTGTAATATATTTACCTAGATAAAAGAAAAGGGCCCTAAAAGAGCCCTTTTCTGTAAAGTTAATTGACAGTATCAATTAGTCAATAACTGCCTCAGTGTTAACACGAACACCGTATGTTGGCTGTAGAACGCCTACTGCGTATGTCATTGAACCAACGATTTCTGTTGCACGAAGTGATGCATCTCTTTGAGTTTCTAGTGTGATGTCTTTCTTCAATGCATATGCGATTGCTTCTGGGTGCATTACAACACCGTTGTAAGAACCAGTTGAGTCACCAGTTACTACTGCTGATTCATAGATGTCAACGCCTGCGATACGACCAATGAAGCCTTCAGAAAGTGCTTG